TCGCCGCACCGGTCACGATCACCGGAATGGCCGGTCACGTTCCCGGAATGGCCGGTCACGTTCGACCGGAATCACCGGTCACGTTGCTCCGGAATACCCAGTGACACCATCGCCGGGTTTGAATACACGACCAAGGATGGCGGCAAGGAAGTGCTACTGCGTGAAGAAGTGTTCCACCTGCGCCACCGTGCTGGATCTGATCCGCTGATCGGCCAATCCCCGATTCAAGCAGCGCGTGCCGTCATTGAGCTGGCAATTGCCGAAGCCGATCATGGCGTGGCTGCATTCAGCAACGGCACCCGCCTTTCTGGCGTGCTCAAGGCGCCCGGAGTGCTCAAGGCCGAGCAACGGCAAGCCCTGAAGGATTCGTGGACGACGCAATATGCCGGCGCCACCAATGCAGGCAAAGTTCCCGTTCTGGAAGGTGGCCTGGAGTACCAGTCTGTCAGCATGACGCTCGAGGACTCCGAATGGATTGCAGCGCGCAAATTCAGCGTGCAGGAAGTCTGCCGCATCTTCAAAGTACCACCGCCGCTGCTGGCCGACCTGGGCGAAGCCAACTACAGCAACGCCGTGCAGGTAAACCGCTGGTTTGTCACGCACTGCCTGGGCCGTCACATGAGCGCATGGGAAGGCGCAATCTCCCGCCAACTGCTGACCGAAGCAGGACGCCGACTGTACTACCCAGAATTCAGTGCAGAAGGTTTGTTGCGTGGTGACAGTGAAGTACGCGCCAAGTTCTATGAATCCGCAATCAATGCGGGTTGGATGTTGCCAGCCGAAGCGCGCAAGCTCGAGAACATGCCCGTGCTGACAAACAAGTTTCAGCAGCTCAGCCCGCCGCCTGGTGTGAAGCCGTGAAGTACGAGAAGAAGCCCCGCCTACTGCCGCTGAACGGGAAGGCGTGGCGTGTGCTGCGTGAGCGGGTGCTGTCGGAGGAACCGCTGTGCCGCATGTGCGGAGCGCCTGCTACGGACGTTGACCACATCGACAACGACGGCAACAACAACGAGCGCGACAACCTGCAAGGGCTGTGCCATGAGTGCCATTCCCGCAAGACTGCCGGCGACATGGGCAAGCGTGTCAATTGGGGCTGCAATGCCGATGGGCTGCCGCTCGACCCGCGCCATCCGTGGGCGCAGATGGTGAGCCAGCTAGTAGCACGAAAGCATGAAAAATCGCCAGCAACTGAGTCCCAAGTACCGAGTGGATTCCCTTCTTTTAATGCAAACCGAAGTTTAATCCCATGAAATCCCGCCGCCCACGCTCCGATAGTGCTAAAGCTGCCCTGCAAGCGCACCAGAATGCCGCCTGTGCGACGCTGGAGCCGCCCGGGTACGTCACCCTTCCCGAGCATTGCAAACCCTTCTGGGAGGCGATTATCACCAGTCGCCCGCGTGATGCCTGGACGCCGAACGACCTGGTCAATGCTGCGAACCTTGCCCGCACGCAATATGCGCTGCAATCGGCTGATGTGGGTGGCGACGAGCATGCAAAGCTGACTCGGCTGTCCATGGCGCTTGCAAGGGCGTGCTTCGTGCATCCGGGTGCGACTGGACGGGCTGAGGATCAAATCAACGCGGCCATTCTCGAGCGCGAAGCCCGACAACAGCCCGACGATGATCTGATCCCGCGCCTGAAGGTGGTGTGATGACGCGATCTGAGAAAGTCATCCGGTTTATTGAACGGTACTGCGTGACGCCTGAAGGGGCACACGTGGGCGAACCGCTCAAGCTGGCCGACTTTCAGAGGGTGTTCATCCGGGAGCTGTACGACAACCCGCACGGAACCCGCCGCGCCTATTTGAGCTGTGCGCGCAAATCGGGAAAGAGCGCGCTTACTGCCGGCCTGCTGCTGGCGCACCTGATCGGCCCCGAGGCCCGGCAAAACAGTCAGATCGTGGCCGGTGCTATGAGCCGGGATCAAGCGGCATTGGTGTTCAGCCTTGCCAGCAAGATGGTGCAACTCTCCCCGACGCTCTCCGATCTGGTGCGCATTGTCCCGAGCGGCAAACGCCTGATCGGCCTGCCGCTGAACGTGGAGTTTCGCGCCCTGGCTGCTGATGGCAAGACGGCACACGGCCTGTCCCCGGTACTCGCCATCCTGGACGAAGTGGGACAAGTCAGAGGGCCGCAATCGAGCTTCATTGACGCCCTCACGACTTCGCAAGGCGCACACGAAAACCCGCTGCTGATTGCCATATCGACGCAAGCGGCATCAGACGCTGATCTGTTTTCCGTGTGGCTGGACGATGCTGCAAGCAGCAAGGATCCGCAGATTGTGAGTCACGTCTATGCTGCACCAGAGGGTTGCAACCTGATGGATCGTGACGCATGGAAGGCCGCTAATCCTGCGCTGGGCATCTTCCGCAGTGAAGCCGACCTACAAGGCCAGATGGAGCAAGCGCAACGCATGCCGAGCATGGAAAACACGGCCCGCAACCTGCTGCTGAATCAGCGTGTATCGACTGAATCACCGTTCATCAGTCCTGACGTGTGGAAGTCCTGTGGTGGGCCTGTAGGCACGCCTGAAGGCCCGGTGTTCGCTGGCCTGGACTTGTCTGCACGCACTGACCTGACCGCTCTGGTGCTGATCTGGCGCGATGGCAACACCTGGCAGGTACAGCCGCACTTCTGGACACCGGAGAAGGGCTTGCAGGATCGTGCAAAGCGTGATCGTTGTCCCTATGACGTGTGGGAGCGGCAAGGCTACCTGCGCACGACGCCGGGTGCATCCATTGACTATTCGTTTGTGGCGCGTGACATGGCCGAGATTCTCGGAGAGCTGGATGTTCAAGGGATTGCCTTCGACCGCTGGCGCATGGACGTTCTGCGCCGCGAGCTGGACGCCATCGGCCTGGACGTGCCGCTGATCGAGTGGGGGCAGGGATTCAAGGACATGGCCCCGGCGCTGGATGCTCTCGAGGCCGAGCTGCTGAATGGCCGTGTGGCGCACGGCAATCACCCGGTGCTGACGATGTGTGCTGCCAACGCCGTGGTGACGAAAGACCCTGCCGGTTCTCGCAAGCTGGACAAGGCCCGAGCGACCGGACGCATTGACGGTATGCAGGCGCTGGCAATGGCGGTGGGCCTTGCGGCACGCTCTGAAGTGGCCGAGATGGCTACCTGTGAGGTTTTCTATGTTTGATTCGGTGTCTCCAGACACTGATCCCCTTCCGGGGGGTGGCTGTATAGCCTGTCCCGGACACGGATTAGACGGTGAGTGCCGTGCGCGAAGCAAAACCCCGTCTGCCGGTGGCATGCCCTTCACATGCGCGACCGGCACCTATTCAGCCAGCAATCAACCATGAAAGCCTGCCATGCCTGATCTATTTGACGTGAAAGACCATCTGCGCATCGAATCCAGTGATGAGGATACGCTGCTGCAAAGCTACCTAGACGCCGCTACAGCGTCTGTAGCCGACTACCTGGGGCAACCCCTGCCTGATCCCATTCCTGCGCCTGTAGAGGCCGCAATCCTGCTGCGTGTGGGTGATCTGTACGAGCATCGGGAAGAACAGGCAGAACGCCCGCTGGTGCAAAACAAAACGTTTGAGCGCCTGCTGTCTCCCTATCGGCTGATGGGGGTGTGAGCATGGAAGCCGGTACGCTGGATCAACGCGTGACGCTGGAGCGATTCACGGAAACCGAAGATGCCTATGGCGCTACTGTCTCCGAATGGGTGACGGTGGGCACGTTCTGGGCTGCTGTGCTGCCTTTGAGCGGCAAGGAAATCATTGCCGGTGACGCTGTGGCCGCACTGACTGACGTTCGCGTGATCCTGCGCTATCAGCCTGGGATTACTGCTGCTGATCGGCTGACGCATCGAGGCAAGACACTGGAAATCAAGACGGTGATCGAGCGAGCCAGTCAGAGGCGGGTGCTGGAATTGCTGTGCAAGCGGGTGGGGTGA